CCCTGCCCCGCCCCAACTGGCCCGGTGTTCATCACCGGGCCTTTTCCTTTTCCGGAGACCATCCCTTGCAGATCGACATGATGCAAACCGCCCGGCTGGTGCCCTACATCCGCAACGCCCGGACCCATTCCGCCGATCAGGTGGCGCAGATCGCGGCCTCGATCGCCGAGTTCGGCTTCACCAATCCGATCCTGATCGGCGAGGACGACGTGATCATCGCCGGGCATGGGCGGCTGATAGCGGCGCAATCCCTAGGGCTGGCAGAAGTGCCAGTGATCGTTCTGGACCATCTGTCCGAGGTCCAGCGCCGGGCGCTGATCCTTGCCGACAACCGGATTGCCGAAAACGCCGGATGGGATAACGCGATGCTGGCCTCAGAACTGGCGGCCCTGCGCGACGAAAACTTCGATCTGGACATGATCGGCTTCGACGAGGCTGAACTGGACGAATTGCTGGCGGGGTTTGAGTTTGGTGATGCGGACGCGCTGGGCGGCGAGGTGCAAGGCGGTGGCGCTGGTGAAAGCGAAGTCCAACCGACCGCCTCTTCCTCGGGCAGCCTCGCCGCGCGTTTCGGCATCCCGCCTTTCTCGATCCTCGATGCCCGCAAGGGCTGGTGGCAGGATCGCAAACGCGCCTGGCTCGACATGGGTATCCGCTCAGAACTCGGCCGCGGCGAGGGGGATCGCGCCTGCCCAGGCGGCAGCCCGATGCCCGGCAACGGGTCGCGCAAGGATTACAAACCCGGCGCCGCCAAAGCGTTCAACGATGGGGCGGTCCTCGGCGGCGGTGGTCTGGCCGATCAGGTCGCCAAGGCCTCCACCGCCCGCCGTCAGAAAAAGGAGGCCGCACATGGCTAAATCCCTCGCCCGCACTTTCGGCCAAGATCTGATGCGCGGCGAGCATGTGGTTGGCGGCGACAAAACCAACGGCGGCGTGCTGATGCCGTCGCATTCCTCGGGCGATCCCAGCTTCTATGCCAAGAAACGCGCCAAAGAGGCCGAGTTGGGCTTTGAGTTGACCACCGAGGCCTTCCTTGCCGACCATTACCAAGCCTCCGATGCTGCCACCGCCTCCGGCACGTCGATCTTCGATCCAGTCCTGTGCGAAATCGCCTATCGCTGGTTCTGCCCGCAAGGTGGCACGGTGCTTGATCCGTTCGCCGGTGGGTCGGTGCGAGGCATCGTAGCCTCCCAGCTGGGCCGCGCCTATGTCGGCATCGAACTGCGCCCCGAACAGGTCGCCGCCAATCAGGCGCAGGCGGCGCTGGGCGCAGGCCCTGCCCCGCGGTGGATCACCGGCGACAGCCGCGAAATCGCCGCGCTGGCCAAGGGCGTCGACGCCGATCTGATCTTCAGCTGTCCGCCCTATTGGAACCTCGAGGTCTACTCCGACGACCCGGCTGACCTGTCCACGCTGGGCAAGGACGCTTTCTTCGAGGCCTATGCCCGGATCATCACCGGGGCCGTTTCCCGCCTGCGCGACGATCGTTTCGCCGTCTGGGTGATCGGCGATGTGCGCGACGCGGGCGGGTTCTTCGTCAACCTGCCGGGCAAAACGGTTGAGGCCTTTGAGGCCGCCGGTGCCCGGTTCTACAACGATGCGATCCTCGTCACCGCTGTTGGCTCCCTGCCGATCCGTGCTGGGCGGCAGTTCACCGCCTCTCGCAAGCTGGGCCGGACGCATCAGAACGTGCTGGTGTTCTGCAAGGGCGATCCCAGGCGTGCCACCGAGGCGATCGGGCAGGTAGAGTTCGGCGAGATTGACGAAGCCGATGGCCTAAGTGACGAGGCATCCCAAGAATGACCGCCCCCATCGTTCAAACCCATTCCGAAATCTGGGTTGTCCGCGACGATCTCCACCCCGGCGGCACCAAGGCCCGCTTCATCGGACAGGTGTTCGACGGTGTGCAGGAAGCCGTATATGCCAGCCCGCCAGAAGGCGGCGCACAAACCGCCTTGGCGCATGTCGCCCGGGCGCTTGGCAAGAAGGCCACGATCTTCGTCGCCCAGCGCGCCAAACCACACGCTAGGACGCTGGAAGCGGCTCGCCTCGGTGCAAAAGTGGTGCCAGTGTCGCCCGGATATCTGACCGTCGTGCAAAGCTGGGCGCGGCAGTATTGCCGCGATACCGGGGCTTCGCTGATCCCATTTGGGGCTGATATTCCCGGCGCGGTCGAAGCCTTAGCGGCCGCAGCGCTGGCAACAAACCTTGAGCCAGACGAGGTTTGGTGCGCGGCAGGTTCGGGCGTATTGGCGCGGGGCTTGGCGCTGGCCTGGCCGAAGGCCCGGCGGCATGTGGTGCAGATCGGGCGGGAACTGACGCCGAAAGATGTCGCCGGAGCAAGAATCCACGTTTATCCCCGCGCCTTTGGGCAGGTGGCGATCATGGGCGCACCCTTCCCTGCCGACCCGCACTATGATGCGAAGGCTTGGGAGTTGTGCGTGGCGATGCGCGGATCGGGCCGGGCGCTGTTTTGGAATGTCGCGCCGTTGCCCCGCGTATAGGAAAGTAAATTGGGCTGTACTATTCGGCCAGTTGCGCAGAAGTTGTGTGCATGAAAAACGAACTGCCCAAAAGAGAAGATCTGATTGCAATCTGCTTGGCGAATTCCGGCGAGCATGTGCCTTCAGGACATCCTGTGACCAGCTTTGCAACAACCTACTCGGAAAAGTTTGTTCAGGCTGCAACAGGCCTTTATCAAATTTCTGAAGAAACTCGCCCCGATCATCCAACTCTCGAACTTTACATAATATTACGAGATGCGAATGTGCCGCCATGCCGCGGAGGTAAAATTTCATATGAACAAGTCCAATATCTTGTAAAGCGAAGAATAAAGCCACTTTTGCAGAAAAACCGGGAAGCATAGTAAACGCTGAATGCCGTGATCAGTGCAGCATATCCACCAGTCCCAGCCCCTCGAACGCCACCTTCATCGCCGAAGCAAACCCCGGATCAATCCGCGCCGGACCGTAGCCATTTGCCCGGTTCCACGCATCTATCTCGCGCAGCTCGGCCGTGAACTCCTCGGGCGACCCGGCCTCCTTCATGGTCGTGTCGCCCTCGCAATAGCTGAAAATCATCAACCGGGTCGGATTGGCCCATGTCCCGAAATATGATGCGTCCTGCGCCGTATCGATCTGCGCCCAGCCCTTCTCGTGGCTGCAAAGGCCGAAATCATAGACATACCGATCGCCGGGGCAGAATTCGCGGGTGGTTTTCATGCGGCCACCTGCGCGCGGGCAATGATGGCGATCACGCAAAGGTCGCGGTAGCGGGCCATGGCCTTCGGGCTGGAGGAGACCGGATTGATCTCGAAGGCTTGCAGGGCGGCGATGTCGCTCGCCTCGGCCAAGGCGACGATCTGGGCCAGCTTGACGCGGAACCTTGCATGGGTCGGTTTTGAGAAATCCGGCGCGGTCGGAAGCGCACCGGCCTGCGCCTGATCGAGAATGGCTTGGCGCCTCCCGACAACCGGGGCGGGCGCGGTCTTCGGTTCGTCGATAGGCGCTGGGATCGGCTCGCCCTCGGGTTCGGGGTTGCCGTATTCCAGCACCAAGGTCAGTCGTGCCTCAGCCTGATCGCAAGTCTTGGCAGTCATAATCGAAGTGAAGGCGAGGGCCGCGCGCTCTGCGCCGATCTGCGCCGCCAGCAAGCGGGCAAGGTTGTCGCCCGCCTTCTTGGCGCTGGCGCTGGGTTCAATCGGGGTGTCGGAAAGGCGTTGGGCAAGCGTGTCGATCTGTGTGGCAGTGAGGGCTTTGGCTTTCATGATGGGTTCCTTCAGGCGTTGGTGATGTGGGCGGAATGGCCGAGGGTGGTGACCGCGTAGATCATCGTGCGGCCGTCGCCGATCGCGGTGCCGAAAGCCTGCGCCTCAGGCAGGGTCGCGAATTGCTTCCGCGTGCGGGTGGCGGGCGTGCGGCCCCGGGCAGCGACAAAGTGGGCGGCGTTCTTGAGGCAGAATTCTTCGTGTGTTGTCAGGGGGCTCAAGGCGGTCTTCATGGCGATCTCCAATGCGTTGCAATGGGTGCAGACAGCCGCTGAGCCCAAAAGAGAGCAACTCCTAAGTCACTGAATAAATGAGGTTTCGGTCAGAATGGGGGTATCCCGGCGAAGCTATGCCGCGCAGCGCGGGGTCTCGGAAGCGGCAGTGCGCAAAGCGATTGCAACTGGCCGGATCACCACCCTGCCGGACGGTACGATCGATCCGGCGCGGGCGGATTCCGAGTGGGGTGCCCAGACTGATCCGGCCAAGCAGCGGGGCCAACATGCCCGGCAGATGGGCGCGGAGACGGCGGCAGGCACGGCGCGGGCGGCGGCGACAAAGCCAGTGCCCCAGGCCGCAATCCGGGCCGTTGCCGATACGTTGCGTGACGCCGGAACCGATCCGGGTAACCCGGAGGCGACCGGCGGTGAGGTGTCCTTCCTGCGCGCCCGGATGGCGAACGAGG